GCGCACGAGACATACGGTATATAACCAACGCATCTTCCATCATTCGAAGTTGATTAGCTGGCTTCATAGCTTTATCTAAGTACGATATAACTCGGTCTTTACCTGGAGATAGAAGTCCAGAAGGTACGTACAAAATAGAATCTTTAGAAATCTTAAGACCTTGACCTGATTTATTCAATCCTGAATCTTGGTAAATGTAGTATTCTTCTACACCAGTTACTATATTGGCTCCGGTCTTAGGATCTTTCTCTTCTTTTACTTCTTTAACCTTTCGGATTCTCGTTGGGTCAATAGGACGTAGTTCTTGAATCCCTTTCTTAGGATTTCGTTCGTCTATTACGATATGGAAATACATACGTCCGTCAATGTACCAGCGACGGAATAAATCGTGACCTGTAGCAGAGAAGTTTAACAACGAGATTATAGAATCAAATTCTTCTCGTATCATTTTCTTAATTCTGTCTGGTTGATCTAATCTATCTAAAGAAAGATTTACAACTTCGTTATCGTCACCGACAACAACAGATTCGTTAACTATATCTTCAATAGCAGCGTCGACTTCAGGGTATTGGGCGACCTCACGATACTTACCGATAAGTTCGTTTTCGTTCTTGGCTTGACCGCCAGACATATCCACATATTGACCGAAATGACCGCCAGCCTTTATGACTCCGGTACCATCGTCTTCCATTGGAGCAACAAACGACTTCTTCGCTTCTTGTTCCTTTTTATCATCTTTTCGCTTTATTTCAAAGCCAAATAAGTCTGCCATTTTTCACCCTACTATTGAAGATACAGTTAATGGGGGAGAGATTCCCCCATAACCGTTAAACATAATTATATTTATACGACCTTATGAAGTCGTATTTGATTCCCAATACTGTACTTGTAACTCTACAGTGAACTCTTCAATAGCGTTTTCAGAATCATAAGATACTTCGATTGCCGATACGTTAGTTGGGAAACAACCACGGAAATCGTAATTCTTAAGAACTGAACCGTCTTTGTCGAGTTGTTGAACTGCTAAGTCAGCCATATAAGAAGATGGGTTTACAAGACCATCGCCTGATGTGTGACCGTTGATAGCGTTCATCCACTGCTCAAAAGAGTCGCGGACTGCAAAGTTAGTATCATTAATAATTGTAATTGTCCAAGGTTCAAACGTTCTGTCGCCAGCAATTTGAAGCTGACGTCCACGGAACGGAATAGTAATTGGAGCAATAATCGATGCAGGCAACTGAGCAGCTTTACACATGAATGAAGACAATTCATTATTGCCACCAATCCCTGCGCCGTAGTTTACAATTGCTTTGAACAAGTTAGCACGAGCACCGCCACCAGTCAATTTGCCTTTAAAATCGTCGATACGTAATGACATTGTATTAACCTCCTACAATTTCAGAGAACTCAACACCAGTACGAGTGGCAATGAAGTTCAACGTAATAAAGTTGATAGAACGAGCAGGTTTGATGTAGATATCAGCTACGAAACGATTTGTATCGATAACCTGTCCAGTGTTGTTAGTTTCGTCACATACAACTCGGAAGTCTGTAATACCACGACGACCCTGAACATCACGTAAGAACGGTTCTACTAAGTTGCGGAACTGAGCACGTGTAAATTCGTCATTGAATTCGAACAATGAGAAACGTGAAGAAGTAGCAATTGCTTTTTCTAATACGATGAATAGACGACGAACGTTAATACGATCGAATGCAGAAGGTTTAGCCAACGCAGTCTTATCACCAAACAATACAGTACCTTCACCTGGGAATGAAACTAGAGGGTTGATACGAGCTTTATAAAGCGTATCGCGCTCAGCTTGCTTCGGATTCCAAGCTAGTTTAACTACACCACGTAATTGACCACGGTTTAATCCAGCTGGAGAGAACCATGCATCAGCAACTTGGTCAGTGTTAGCACATAGACCAGCAATAGTACCTGCAGCAGAGATCCAACGATATGTGTCGTTGTACTTATCGTAAACGTAGATAGCGCCAGAATCAAATACACCATAAGAAGATGAATTGATTGCGTCAGCCCAAGTCTTAACAGAGTCTACATCACGAGCAGAGATTGGAGGAGAAACAAATGCGATTGCGTCTTTACGACCTTCAGCAATTTCAACAATAGCTTGCGCATCAGCAGAATCTAGGCTTGAACCAATGATTAGGTTAATATCTAGAGTATCGGCATCAGAGAAGATATCGTATCCGCCAGCAGTATCGTTTGAGTCAGCGATAGTGTTAGTACCACCAGCTAGGTTATACTCAAGCGCAACAGTAGAAGATAACAAAGTAGTATCAGCTTCGCCGAACCACAAGTAATCTGAAGTTCCGTTAATTACGTCAACATAGTAGTTGTTAGTTCCGTCTTCTTTCTTAGTACCAGATACAGTTGAAACGTAAGCAAACGATTCTAATACAGTATTAGCAGTACCAGTGAATCCGCCGTCTACGTCTAGAACTACAATATGGATTTCGTTCGCCAAAGGAGCAGAATCGAAAACGCCACGGTAGTCGTCAAAAGAAGTATCAGCAAAAGAAGTAGTGTTCGCTACGATTACTTTGATAGAGTTACCTAAGTCGCCAGGACAACGAGCAATCCAGTTACCTGCGCCAGCTAGAATTAGGTCTTCATAGTGTTCTTCGTTTTTAACTAAGAAACCAGCAGATGCTACAGTAACGTCACCAACTGCATTACCATCAAGGTCTACAGTAGGAGCAGTCGTATAGCCAGAACCACCATTAGTAATAGTGACAGCATTTACGCCAAGATCTAAGTCAACTTCTAGACCAGTACCAGTATTTGAAGTAAGAGCAACGTCTGATAAAGAAGCAGAAATACCAGTGTAAGAACCACCAGATACTACTTGTACAGAAGCTACACCACCACCAGTACCGACTGATGCTATACGAAGTACAGCTTCGACACCAGAACCGATGTTAAGCGTAAATGTATCGCCGACTACATAGTCTGAACCAGCAGTTGCGATACTAGCAGTAACTACTTTTGCAGTAGCAGTTGCAGTTGCGCCTGAACCACCGCCACCAGTAAATGATACTGTCGGGATTGTTGAGTAACCAGAACCAGCTGAAGTTACTTCAACAGAAGATACTGAGTCAGTTGCGGATGTTGCGTTTTTGAGACCAGTTGTATTGATTCGAGCTACACGCAAGTCGTCGCCATAAGACAAGAACTGCGCAGCGTTAAAGAATGATCCAGCGGTCGCATCGTTTGGTGCGCCGAACTTAGATACTAAATCTTTTTCGCTTGTAACTTGAACAACTTGTTCGACTGGACCCCATTGGAATGAACCAGCAATCGCACCAATAGAGGTGGATACAGCTGGAACAACGTTGGTTAGGTCAATTTCTTTGACCTGAACTCCAGGAGATACTAGAAAAGCCATTTGTTATTCCTCATTAAATTATTTACAAGACACATTACAAGGTATTTATTCATCACTGGTACTATTTAGTAATTTAGAAAAGTCCAGTGTTACTTTCTGTAGTCCACGCATTACCTTCGGCGTCGACTTCATATTCTGGTCCTAACCCATCGTCTGTAAATCCAAACGGAGTTAGTTCGTTTTCTATAGCAGCGATTTGTTCCCTGTACATCATGTCTTTTATATCGATATCCGTCATCTCGTTAAAGAAGGGCGAAGATACAAACCAACCAAACATAACTAAGTTCATAACTAAGTCATCGTGGTTATTGTCGCTCGCCTCAAAAGAAGAACCCCTAGCAACAAAGGTAGAAAGTTCAATAATAGTATCAGAGTCGACAAGTTCTACCTTATCTTGCTCTATTAAATCTTTTAAGTTGGAACAACCGATCCGCTTAACTTTACGGTTCATTGTCATTCCGATAGCGCCAGCCTTCACCATAGATTCGACGTGGGTGTTTTCGTATTCTAAATCATAGTATAAACCGTTCGCAACCACAGCACCCTGATCGTTCGATTCGATTACAACATACGCTTCGTTATACGTGTTAGCATATTTATATATTATATCAGGGAACAATAATGGGGATATCATATTGTTCCGATATACGGCAACTTGTTTGAACGGTCTTTCAGTTATATCGAATATATTAAAGGTGGAGTAATCTTGCCCCCTGCCCTTTGCCACGTCGACGAACATTAAGTATTCGTGTTTCTCTATTGGTTTAGTATAGACCGCAACACCTTCTTGACGATATAAAGGATTCCCCGACTTCAGTTGAAGTAGTTTATCCCCTGATATAAGGGTGTTGCCGTTACCCATGAAGGTGTTTCCAAATTCTTGGTCAAACTGTAGCTCTGAAGTATTAGAAATAGTCTGTCGTTTCCATTCTTCGTCTCGCCCAGGAACATCCCACCAGTCGACTCGGAAAGGTTTAAATTCGTTTGTTTCTTGAACAGCACCTTCCCACAGTTTATGATATATGTTACCAATACCATTCGCCGTTGATGTTATTATTACTCGAGAAGTTTTACCAGAAGATACTACCGGATAAGTCGAAGTATAGAACTCGCCAGCGTTTTCCACGAAAGCGAATTCGTCTAAGAATAGTAAGTTAACCGATAGACCACGAATCGAAGAACCAGAAGTCGCAGCTGCTAATATTCTAGAGTTGTTTGAGAACTCAATAGAACCTTTGTTTAGAGACTTACATCCAGGTTGTAGAAAGAAAGGTAGGTTCTCGAGCATAAGGGTAATACGAGAAAGCATTTCCCTCGCCGTAGCACCTTTGTTGGCAAGTATCGCGATAGTCTTTTCTGGGTTGAATAATGCGTACCATAATAGATAGGCAACGGAAGAAATAGACTTACCTGACTGTCTACAAGCTAGAACAATTGAAAACCTATTATCTTCAAAATGCTTGAACATATCTTTCTGATACGGATATAGGTTAAAAGGCACTAGACCCCTATCGAGGTTTACCACCTTTAGATAGTTCTCGGCGAAGTAAGAAGCGTCGTTCATACACTTGGCATATTCACGAACTTCGTCAGCAGTCCATTCCTGTTCTATCCCGTCGCGCTTGACATTCGGATTGCCGAGATAGCCGAGATCGCTATTCTTTATCTTCTGCATCTGCGGCAATCACCTTTTCGTCTTTCTTACTATGGAGCATCTTTTGAAGATCGGTAGCAGAACCAACGAATACATTATTTTGAGTTAGTTGAGGAGTAGATTGCATTTGATCAGGTACGGCAAGAACGTCCTTTTTCTTTTTCTGTAGGTCCATTAACCTATCCGCAATCTCGGCATTCTGTTTCATCATAGTAGATAAAACTTCAAATGCCCTTGGGTGTTCACTTTCCCTCGCAAGATCAAGCATCATTTCAATCGCTTCCTCACCCTTCTCTACTAGATTGTAATAATTAGCTCTAGCAAAATCATAATCGTCATCGATATGTTCATTGTCACTCATTTAATTCACCGTATAAGAATCTACCGTAACTTGATCCGAAGATACAAGACCAGTAACAGTTTCTCCAATTTGATAATATCCGTCGAGGTTATCGACTGTTATAGTTAGCGTTTGATTAACGGAATCAAAAGATTTCGATGATATGGTACCGCCAACTCCAGAATCTTCCCCGACTATAAATTCGCCAAGGGTTAATACTTCTTCGGTCGAATCAATTACCATAGTAATACTACTATTTGGAGAAACGAAATTGAAGTCTGTAGTAATCGTATGCGGTTCGTCCTCATTAGATTCGAATGGTTCTACTTTAGACACAATATTCTCTAGAGACCTTTCTTGATCTTGTAGTATATGTACGTGCGCCAATTTAATTACTGGGCGAGATCCAGGTTTACCATAGAAACGAGTCTTTAATGTAAAGTCTAGAGTATATATTAGAACTCTTCGACTTTCTAGGTCACCTTCATAGTCATCTTGAATAGAAACAGAGTTAAGTGTAACTGGAATATCGACTGGGTTAACCCCTTCGACCAAGTTAGCTGCTACTGTATATGTCGGGGGAAATAACGGTAGTATTTGCTCTAATATTTGTAGACCATCGTCTTGGTTCTTAACAAGTATATTAAGTTGCATTCCAACGTTATAGTTTACAAAGTTAACAGTTTCTCTAGAACCATCGCCTTCTGATATAGTAACTGTATTAAACTTATTACCAATAGTTTCAGAGTCGTAGTCTATAGAAGTAATCTCAAAAGACATCCTTGGTAGTTTAATAGCAATCCTATTGTTTTCTAACGAAGGCTGTTCGTCTATACGGGAAAGGAACTTTTGCTTCGGTCCATAGGCAAGTGGAACTTTATTGACTGAACCCTCGCCTGAGTTATGTTTCTTGATAATGTTAATATCATTAAACAAAGTTCCAAATACTGCTACTGTCTTTCTAAGTATAGCGTTATAGTGATGTCCACCAAACATAATTAATCTCCGTTAGGTTCGCCGAATGGGTTGCTTTCTGAGAAGTCCAGAATAGTATCCGCCATCGATTCAATATTGGTATTTTGAGCAAACGGATCATACACGCTACTCCCGTCGTTACCTTCGTCTACGTTTATGTTAGTGATTTCTCCAGTAATTCCAGATTCGAATTCTATTTCGCCTTCTGTGAACTCGGCATAAGTGGCGTCCGAAGTGAATATATTGACTACAGCAATCTCAGCAATCGTATTAGAACGTTTTTCTACGGAAACTACTTCAGCCGAAATACTAACACCAGAAGGTAGATCCTGTTGTATACGGTCGCCCAATTGTATTAGGTTCGAAGAAAGGTTGCCGATTACTAATACATTCTGATAATCTAACGCATCTAATCTATCTATCTCAGCCACGCCAGTACTAAACATCTCTTCTGACATTTCGAATGAAGAGCATTGTAACTTATATGTAGGCAAGTTTTGTAAGTGGTAAAATGGTTGTTCGTGTTCGACTTTATCTATTTGAAAGAACGCATTAGATAAAGGTAAGAATATCACGTCGCCTTCTACTGGTCGATCGGGAGCATCTTCCGGATTCCATAGACCGATAACTTTACGCCAGCGACGTTTGGCTACAATAAAGGTTGCTGTATCGCGAATCTCTAAGCCAAACTTTGACATAAGGTCGCCATCCCCACCAAACCCTTCGGTGTTTTCTATATACATCTCAATAGTATACGCATCGTCAAATTGAGATTCTACTGATTCATTCAGAATATAGTCGCGTTGTAATACGGTACGTGGAAGATAATACGTATCTTGTCCGTACATTTTGAGAGACTCAATAATCAAGTCTTCATATAGGTCTTGTTCCGTACCTACTTTTGATGAGAAATATACATTAGTGGCCATTACTTACCCCATAAAGAAATTAACAGGCAGTTCGTGAGATAAACGCATCTCTTCTTCAATACGCTGTATTTCTTCATTCGCTTCGTCAAACATTTGTTGCCCATTAATAGTAACTCCTCCAGGAAGGGTCATACCGTCGAACTTCTTAATGTTAATTGCCCATTGACGTTTGATAAGGGCAGTAGAGTATTTCTTAAGATACATATCATTATATACTTTAGGAAATGAATCTGGGTCGATAATAGAATGAGCTTTAACCACGATAACGCTACCGACGATTAAATCTTCTTTATCTATTTGAAGGTATAGTCTATTTTCATGACGTTCGAATTGAGAGAATTCCGTAAGACCAGAACCTATCTTCATATCATACATAGCAAGGTTTTGTTGAACCTGCTCATAGTATGCTAGGTTGCCTAGATTACCAAGGTGATACACATCATTTAAGTGTAATTGGTAATTGACATCAAACATATTTACTGAGCTGTTTTCAGAAGATAGTGGTAAGATTCGTTCTACAAACAATATCTGATCTGATAACGGTAAGTACATGTTATCAATATCGTCTTGTGTTATAGTGTGTACATAGAATACACGTTTAGTTGCTTCGTAATTATACTCTTGATAGAATTGAAGTGCTTCTTCGATCCTATCGTTGAGTTGGTCTGGGTCAACATTGACCTCGATGACTGGCTCGCCCAACGAGCGTAGGCAGTAATCAATCAGTTCTTGTCTTGTACTTGGGATAGCCATAAAAATAGTCCTACAGATTAAGTTTCTATAGGACTATTTATATCTTTCTTATTCTGGCTTAGATGGCCAAGTAACGTCCCATGGGAACCCTTCTTGCTCTGTAACGTCTCTCAACTCTTGACGATAAGTCGCCCAAGCTTCTTGATCTACAGGTACATCAGGGATTTGAGTCCAATCGCATTTCTTTAGCGCTTCGTCTCTTTTTGCCCTAATTAGGTTCGCACGATTCTCGTCAGGGATATCGATTACATCCCATTGAGATTCATACTGACCAGTTTCTTCATTTAATAGAACAACTTTCGATTTAGCAAGAACTTGTCTGCTACTGATTTCCGGTTGTTCTGCCTCAACGATACGAGCTAAACCAAATTCTACCAAAGTATCGTCTGAAACGTTTTGAGAAATAGAAACATTATTATCCTTTCCCCATTTCTTAATAGGTACGACCACGTCGTCTTTTATTACATAAACTAGCATTTTAAATCCTCTTATTATAATTCTTCGTAAATCTCGAATGCCGATATAGTACCCGTATCGACACCGCCAGAATACGGCACAAAGTTAAATGGGGCAGATACAAATAGTATATTAGGGTCTCCAGTATAACCGTCTGTTATATGTAGGTTGTTACCGAACGCATCAGGTAGTCCTGGGTCTCCCGCTTCTGGATCTACAAATCCTTCTTGATCTACGTATACGTTATTCTGAATGATATATTCTGAAGGTATATACCCCTTTGGTTCGTGCGTGACTTCGTCGTGATCGATCTTATATAAGAACACAGTACCTTCGTCCCCCGATGCTGAGTCGCCAATCGCAAACTTCGAAGAACCAGCTGCGATAGAAACTCCAAAATTGAGACTCGCTCCTTCGGGTCTTGGTATAGTACCCACTAGAACTGGAGCCGACGTGTCGTTTCTGACATCATACATAAACACTTCACTATCCCCAGAGAGAAACATAGTGGTTGTTTCCCCAGAGTTTGATGGCCAATAGTTCATAAGTTCTGCCGACGGGCTGTAGTAGTTAAAATCAGCGTTAAACCCGAACGACCCAAACCCTTCTGGGTGCGTGATAACCCTATTCTGAAGAGTTTGACCGTCGTAGAGAAAGCCAGAAGAAAACGAATAATACCTACCAGAATTAGCAGTAAAGGCAGAAAACCCCCTAGATCCATCAGGAGATATAACTACATTATAACCTTGCTGGTTCCCAGAGTCGAATCTAACATAAGTCATATTCCCCGTGTACGACATTTTGAATAAAAAAGTACCGCCAGAATTACCATTAAATCCAGGAGCTCCGACCATCAAGGCTCCGTTTTTCGAGCTACAAGCCACCGAATAGCCGAATTGTGCATCCAATTCCATGTAAGACGGGAACGAAAACGAGGATGCGTCTATGGTATCTTGTAACGCCCAAGTCGTGCCACTGGTTCTTACATACGTATACACTGCCCCGAACTTCTGACTAAACGTCGAATCATATACGCCAGGAGCGCCAACAACTATATTATCATGCTCATCTATATCTACAGAATACCCGAATAATGCTCCGCCCTCGCTTGATGGGTAGTTTTCGTCGATAGGGAAATATAGTTCCGTTAAAAACACTGTACTTCCTTGGTAGTTTCCATAAATTGAGACTGTACCCATATTAGTCCTATTGAAACCGTCGCCGTCCCTATTTGGCATACCCACAACAAGATAATTGTCGTTAGAAGCAACTCCATAAGAACCAAAATACTGTGATTCCATAGCAAATCTTCGGTCGTCGAAATACGCATTAGTAGTAATTGGTGTACCACCGTTCCATTCAACTTTCCTGAATAACCCAAAGTCATCAGTATTACCAACAGAAGGGTTGTAATCCGAGCGAGGATCCCCAACGTATGCAGTTAAGGTAGAAGTATTCGGAGTCGCTGCGATCGAATACGCCCACCATTCTGGAAAATCGTTAGGGTCGGGATTAACGATGGCAACTCGGAAGATTAGGTTCGATAGAGATATAGCAGATACCGCACCGCCGTTATCTCGAGAACCTACCCATATCCAACCATTACCGATAAGGTCGATACTACGACCGAACCGATCGTTGACATTTACGTTATTAGGCTCAATAAATTGATACGAACTGCCCGTAATAAATTCATTGAGAACTATTCTGCCATCACCGCCATTATAGTCCGGATCGCTCACTGCGACTATACCATCATAGGTCATATTCCCTACATCATGAGTACCTTCTAATATCCTTATATCACCAATACCAACATTAAAATCAGAACCGATACCAGAGTTAAGAGTCTTGAAGGGCGAGGTGCCCGATCTAGTATAAACCCAAGATTGACCGGAAGGAGAAGCAACCGCCACATAATTGTTAGAAGCTGCTATTCTAAGTCCAAACCCAGAAGTTGTACTAGATTTGGTTTGAATTTGTGTCCAAGAGGTGTCCGAAAGTCTAGAGTACGTAAGGATATACTTATTAGTCCCTTGGTCAACAGATATGTATGCCGTATCACCATCAGGAGAAAGTGCTACATCATAAACAACGCCAGAAACATAAAAAGTCTTAAGCAGTGTACCTGTTATAAAATCGTACAGAAATACTTTAGAATCATATGCGCAAGATATTAGTATATACCTTCTAACGTCAGACATAGAAATTTGATACCCGAACCAATCTCCAGAGTTACCGCCCGTCGAAGGCGGAACGATATGGCGCTGTAGGCTAAGGGATTGATCATATATAGAAACAACCCCAGTATTATCCGAAGAACCAGTAACATTACCAAAGGGATCGTAAGTATACCCGCGAGCTCTTGGTGCGGAAACGCCAATATATCCATTTCCATAATCGGAATACTCAGTATCGTATCCGAAATAGGTTGACCTCTGATCGTTGGCTCCGGTGATTGGTACTTCTGGGTCAATAATATCTCGAGCTGAGTAATTAATTCTGGAAGTCCTCTCCCCTCCACCGCCGGAGAGTAGTGCTAGTAGAGCGCTCATTAAAACTCTCCAATTTCAATACCGTAAAATGAATTGCCGTCATAATAAAACATAAACGTCCTAGTGGTTCCTGCAGCTAGTGGTTCTGGGAGATCGCCGTTTTTCCAAGTAATTACCGGAGCCCAACCAATCGTAATTTCAGAATTCTTATCGTTTATAAGGGTCAATAAGAATGGCGTAGTGTCCCCTGGTCTGAGAATCGGAAATGCGTTTAAGGTAAAGGTGGAAGCACCATATTCATACCCGAATGTCAAAACCTCGTGTGAAGCCAGCTCATTGTCAATTGTATGCGAGCTCGAGGGATTGTTAAACCTTGCATAAAGAGCAGTACCCGTCTTATAGACGTTAACGTCTGGAGTTAAATTGAAATTCTGACTTGGGTTATCGAGTAGAATTTCTATTTCGTTAACACCAGCGTTTACAAAATACTTACTATTAATTTTATCTTGGTACTGGGAATACCACCTTATTTCCAAATCCCCAGTAGAAGAACTATATGCAGGGGTCATGAGAGGACCATTCAATTCTATTATCAATTGCTTTCCGTTAGACATAGTACTATTCTGCGAAAGTCTAACCGACAAGTTTCCGCCTGTTTGAGAAATTAACAGTACCTTGTTGTAATCTTCCCGAGTACAATTTTGTAGGGTGATACGAGATACTACAATATCTGTACTTGTACCAGTATAGTATATACTTGATATGGTTTTCTGGTTCTGACTGAACAACCTAGAAGTCATTGTATCTTGCCCGATCGACGCTGGAGTAAACCCATATCCGCCGACTTTATGATATTCGTCTCCAGTTAATACCGTGAACCCGTCAATTTTAATTGCCATCTTCGTCTCCTTTGACTATTAGCATTTATTGTAATCTTATTTATTCTGGCTCTGTTGGCCAATTTACTTCTAACGGAAACCCTTCTTGCTCGGTGATTTCCCGTAGAGCTTGTCTGTATTCTCTCCAAGCTTGAGGAACGTCATCGCCAGTTTCTAACGATTTAGTAACAACCCAGTCAGTATCGGACAATAGTTTAGTTCGAGTTCTTCGAACTTCCCTAGAAAACAAATCTATTCGATATGCTTCACCTTCTTGTATAGATTCTAATTCTTCCGAAGTAAACTCAACTGCGCTATACGAAAGATTGTATACGTATGTGCCGTCTTCTTGTTCTATTTCTTGTACTGGATTTTCTACTATTTTATGAGTAGAATGGTCTATCTCAGGTAAATCCTCAACGTTCACAGGAAACAACTCTAATCCAGGCAATCCTTCTTCTGGCAAGGTTGTAACATCCTTTCGGAATATTATGTTTTTAAAGTCCGCAGAAACCTGTTTAGGAGTTCTATATATTTTGTTTAATTTTTTGCTGTATAAAATCATTCTTTTACCTTTATATTGCGGTCATGGATTGATCATTAGAACCGCCATAACTCCAACTAGTTACATTTAGTGCAGAACCGCCTGTGTATAAATCACTTGAATTTGTAAAATA